TATGGTCACGGAATACCGGCCATCACCTTTACGTATCTAGGCCATCCAGAGGTGTACGCTATATTTAATATTAAAGATTTGAAAGGAGTGCTGGAGTAGATGTTGTATGAAACTATATTTCCACTAAACACCACTAATGCTATAAAAATCAAACTAGAGCAGTTGGCTGGCAAGAGGTTAAATTCACCACTGAACGTTATTCGTTATTCAGATTTGATAGCTAAACTAGATAAAATCAGTGACGAATTAACTGGTTTAGTAAATAGCATAAAGGAGGAGCAGCAGTAGCTGAGTTTTAATCCAAAGGTTCCAATCCTGTACGCAATCCGGGAAGCCTCTCTAAGGATGTGGCTTCTCTTTTTTGCTCTCTTGTTTTTGGCAAAAAGATAAAATCTATAGGGGCTTCTCCGACTCGTACAGTATTGATTCGAGACAACGTATTGCCAGCTAAAATATACGGCTGCATTGCTTTTGGCAAAGATTTAATACCACTTTTCAATCTATCTGAATCTTGTTCGCCTATCGATTCCAATGCACCTACCGCTATATTGCCTAATACAATAGCCATCTCTGTTGATGGCGTAACCGGTACAGGTAATTCAAAAAATCCTCCAACGCGCCCCGTAGGTAATGGGCCGGTAACTGCAAGATAATCCATGTTGTATCCCATACCGCGAGCAACAGCAGAAATAGCTGCCATCTTGGTGATGTAAGAAAATGGAGCTATCCTCTGTGCGGCCGTTGATCGTAATCCAAATACATTCACGCCCTTTACTGCTTGTCGATACATTTGTGGTATAAATGCACCGAAAAAATGAGAAGGCCAATTGGTGAATTGTAAAGTGTTTTTCCCTACCGCACTCCATAGATGCGCTGGCATATCCCAAGGATTATAAGAGAATTGCGTAACCTTTATATTCCTATTTGCCATATCAATCCAGTCATCTATTAGTCCGTCATCCGCCATGCTTGCCAATGTATCCCAAAAATTTTGTGGAGTTAATTTTTTCTGAACAGATTTTTTAGCAGCGTACTCTATCACTCGATTAAGATTAGCTTGTGAATTATTAGCAATATAAAACAATGCACCATTACCCGCGCCAGCTACATTCATATACATATCAACAGCAGAGAATGGTTTGGCCCCAAATTTAATCGCATTGGCATAGGTTGTTGTTAGTTTACTCAATCCTTCTTTAGAAGATATATCAAAACTAGACATAGCCAATCTATTCCCACCGACGGTAACTGGAAAATGTTTAAGAAGCTGCTTGCCTCCGGGCGTAAACATAGATTCCCATCCAGCTAAAGTGGCTTTATTTCCGATGGTCGCAATTGTTAGTTGAGATTGAAATCCCTGCTTAATCAGCGAGCGCGTATTGAAACTTATTGTACCTCCGTAAGCAAGTTTTCGCATTTCTCCTGCAAATCGTTCAAATGAACGCTCGCTCATTTCTTTACCAAATACATGTGAATAAGCCGGGCCAAATACTTTTTTATTTAATCTGTTTAATTTAGAATCCCATGTCGATGGCATACCGCGCACATGGCGAATCCAGTTAGTAGAATATTCTTTAGCCTCATCTTTGACAGCACCATCTAGTAAATTTAGTATGCCATCCATGCGCGATGCGGCTGGCTCAAAGTAAACCTTTCGTAAAGATTCTCGATAGGCCATCGAAGTAATATTAGACCAGTCTCTTCTGAATACGTTTTCATTAGCAGAGCGCGCAATTACCTCTGGTGCAGATACACCCTTTGGAAGTTTTTTTGCCATAGCTCTTTGTATTCTGTAATCAGATGGTAGCACTCCTTTGCCAGCTCCAATGCGTTTTATAATATCATGCCTAAAATTTCTTCTATGAAAGTAAAATTCATGACGTGCTGGCAAATCATCAATATCAAGTCCTTTGCCTATTAGGCCCGCCTCTTCTAAAATGTCTGCCATTGGATTCCAGTGCAAATCTCTATCGGCTTCAACAGCCGAACGAATATAAGATATAATTTCTGGACTAACATCTTCTGCACCCTCAAGTATTGCTTCCGGCCCTTCATCTGCAAACCGAGATGCTATATCATCGTATATGCTATCGTCTGTCCACGTTTCGCCAAAATTCTTTTTGAATTGTTTTTTCATATTAAACACCCAATCAGATCTTTTGGCATGAGCTATAGTAGATACAGTCATAGCATCGTCTATTAGTTTGTAGGCCTCCGGTATGCCCATTATTTCATACATACGCCACGATGGAATACCACCCATACTCCCGGCAGATACCCATGCACTAAAGTTTTTGGGGGCATTGGCGGCAACTGTAATATCAGCAGCTACGGATTGTATTTGATGTGGTGTTAATTCATCTAGCTTTACAAGCCTACCATGATTGATTGCTTCGATTTGTTTATTCAATTTAGATTTACTCACAAAAGGCTTAACGGTTATGTCTGCCCCGCCTTCAAAGCCTGATTTTTTTACCGTAGAACTGGTAACTTGCTCTATAAACTCTCTAGCCATTAAAGTTTTCTTTACATCATTTACATCGATATAGGGAACATCCGATGCTTTCATAAAGTCTATGTACGCGGCGGCCATTCTATTGTGAATCCTACCAGCATCTCCGCTATTCATCAAGGCGAATATATCAGAAAATACTTCGTCCGGGCTGGCAACAGTGAAGCCGTATTTTGTACTGAATTTTTCTACGATTTCTTTCTCGTCCACCTCTTCTGCACCAACTGTCCACCATGCTTTTTTAGTTCCCGTTAGAGGGCTATCCGGCCCGAAATCGTATTTTACATTAGCCCCTTCTAAGATTTCGCGTCTCGCATCGGCAATATGATTTTTCCACGCATTTTGCGCCCCTACTGGCGATGTAACAAAAACATCGTGTCCAAGTTCATGCAGAAACACTTGACCTTCTGTCGATATTGTCCAATCCGGAATGAAATCTAATATCTTACCCAACTTATCCTTAGCGTTAGTAGACATTTTTATCTTCTTGCTAAGAATATCCCCTTCACTATTGTGCACATAGCTATACCGACCAACAGTACCTTCTGGCAAATCGTCCACATACTCTACAGGAATACCGCGACGCGATGCAAGCTCGATAGATTCCTTTATCGATGGTTCGTGCGGCCATACTCCTTGTATCGGTTTAAAGGCGTATTCCTTGCCCCATACTTCCGCTATCTCCGCCGCGTCATCAGCCCACACCTTACCAACGCGCTCGCCATTTTTGCCAACATATCTGCCAGCGTTCGATAAGTTATTTACAACATTATCAAACATCTGGTATTTATTTATTTTCCACTTTACAGATTCTTGAAAACCTTTATGCAATATCCTATCTGGCACATCATTAAAGAGCCCTCTAATGCCTGGAGTTTTGAGAACCGCTTTACCCACACCTCCCCAAAAGAAAGCATCCCACAATAAATCTGCACCAAAATTGATAGTAAATTCACCAGCCGTAACAAAAGGCTCTACTCTAATATGTGTACCAGGAAAACGCTCATGATTATCAATCCATTTTTCCACTTTAGGATAGAGTGTGCCTGGTAGAGCTATTTTTGCGGCGCGCTCGGCAACGGTTGAATATTCTTCGCCATGCCATCCATCGATAAAGGCTTGTACTAACTCTTCGTGCGGTATCCCTTTTCCGAAAACAGTTTCTCCCGCTCTAAAAAGAATAGGTGTTCCATGCCGCATTTCTAACTCTTGAATATTAGATGTAATTCTTCTTGGAGTATCTGCCAGTTGCGCTGCTTTAATAACATTACTCAAAAACGAGCCCAAAGCTTGTTTCCCGAAAGATGTAGTCAACGTTTCTTCGCCACCCTGCATGATTAACGGCACAGTTTGTTCCGGAGCAACAGCATCCAAACGCTCTGGTATATCGCCTAGACGCTCCTGTGATGCTTGCGGAAACAGATTGCCTGTCGCCGGTTCTTCTTCGGAAAATAAACTACCTATTGCCGGTTCTTCTTCTGGAAAAAGATTACCGACCGCTGGCTGCTCTTTCGATGGCATCCGTATCAAACCCCTTTTCTAATAATATTTTTCTACTTCGATCATCTAATTTAATACTTTTTTTCTTTTGCTGTTTCATCTGCGCTTGAAGTGATTGCACATATTGATTGAACTCATCACCACTTGTTGTTAGTTCTTTTTCAACTGCGGATACTTTTTGACTAGCTTTTGTTTCTACAGCCTCGATAGGCTTGTCAACAGTTTCGACATCCGTTGGTACTTCTAATCGCGGAAGAAATCCAAATGGTTGATCTCTTTCGAGATTGAAAATACCTTTCCCGCGATCTTCAAACGGCTGTATTGTCGGAGGTATTAAAGGTGGTGCAAGCCCTCTGGATTCATATACAGGGATTAGCTGTTCGCCCCATCTAGCCATCTCATCGGCAGCCACTACTGCTTGTTTGTTCAAAAACTCATTCTCAAGATTTACAGGATTGGCAAGCAAGTTAATAACATCTTTGTATTCTTGTGCAGCATTTTGGTAATTGGTTAAAACTACCTGCTCCGCATCTTCAAACACTTTACCGCGCAAGTCTCTTTGTAAATCTCTATCTAGCTGATTTTCTATTTCCTTGAATGATTGGCTTGCTTCACGCTCCGCCGTTGTGAAGCCTCCGCTTTTCACTCGCTGGCGCTCTTCAAATGTTTGCCTATCATCTTGTTGTTGGCTCAGAAAAAGTTGCTGATCGTTTTGTCTAATCTCTGCGGCTTTATTTGCCATCTCTTGCATTTTCAGCGTAAACATATGATTAATATTATCTTGGGTCAATCGTCCTTGCTGCTCTAAATTAGTAATCCCAATTTGAAATTCACGCTGTAATTTATCACTTTCCTTTTGGTAATCAAATTCTTTTAATTTGAACTGAAAAGTCTGCTGAAATTCTTCCCGCTCGCGCCCCTCTTTTCTAAGGCGCAAATTTATATCACTTCTAAACTCTTCCGCCTCTCGAGTTTCCGTTTGCTGAAACTGCATCTGTCTTAACAGGTGAGGCAGTAAAGCGTTTTGCTGTTTGGCTGCCGCCGTTTCTTGCGCCTCTCTTTCGTCTTTTAACTCGCCTATACCTTGAAGAAGTCCGGTTAAAAAAGATAATTTTCTACTAGGCTCAAAACTCAATTCTTTAGATTTGCCCATTTATAATCACATCCTTATGCTGTACCGCCGACATCGAATGAGTCAAACAATTCTGGAGTGCCTACACCAAAATCATCAAGAAAACCAATAGGTAGCGATTGATCGCCCACGCCTAAGTTATCCTGATTGCCAACACCAAAAAGCTTAAAAAGATCGGGAGTACTCTTTATCATCAGTTTTGCTACTTCCGTATAAAGCTGATTTGTAGCCTGAGACTTCTGTGCATTAAGCTGCGCGACCGTCAGATCGAACCTGTCCTGGGCTTCTTTTGCCCTTTGCTCCAGCCCCAATTTGTCCAATGCTATACTACCCTGCGCCTGTGCGCCGGCCTGTATGGCGGCAATACGGAGGTCGTCACGTCGCCCCTGCTGGCCGCCAGATCTTAGGACGCCCCTGGAGGCAGCGTCAATGTCCGAAGCCCGTAACGCAGCCGCCAAGCGCGCCCCTATGGACGCTTGACTAGCCCGAAACTCCTGCCTAGCCGCCTCTTCTATCTTTGCACCTCGACCGGGCAATCCAACTATCGGGGTCGGTTGCGCGCCTACCTGTACTTGAGGAACATCTGATCCGGGAGCGTTTTGAATCGGTATGGCCAATCCTTGACTTTCCATCGATGCGCGCACAGCCGAATCGTTCAGAGGATCGAAACCAAACGGAAGAGGTTCTGGCTCTCTGGCCATGCTGCTCTTTAATAATATCGAAGCCAATGCTGGAGCTATAGCCATCGTTATCTTCCACTCCTTTCCTGTCTTATTACAATTGTTTGATTAAGAGTCGCCGCCGCTACTGCTGCTCGTCTTGTTATAGTTTGTTTGCGAGCTGGCGCACTATGCCGTTTACTGAGATGTCCTATCATTTTTTTCGTATTCAAAATAATACCCTCCAAACTAGCGCCGCACCAACCAATCCAATAATTGCCCCTAGCTTATCTTTCCATGCCTGATCGCCTGTGTGCTTATCCTCGTTTTCTTCGTATCGAATAAACCAATAGGCATGTACAATAGCTATTGCAATACCTCGCCATCCTTCGCAAATCATTACAACAGAAAAAACACCATGCGGAATATGCGTTACAACTCGTCGCCAATCTACATCTGGGTGGAAAATTCTCAATGTCCTCGCCTCCGTCTGTAATGCGATGTAACAGATTCGATAATTCCTTCAAGCCAAGTAAAGGTGTAGGAAAATAAACGGCCACTAACATTATCAATTCCAAAGAATCTGGTATCCGATTCTATATTAGAGGCATATTCATCGCCACTCTCGTTCTCGGCTATTACAAAACATCCTTGATGTAAATCTTTTTTCTGTACCTGGAGTTTGCGAAGTATTGCATCCTCGTTGGCGCGACGCAAATCTAGCCACGCCGTTTTAAGAACTCCGAAATATAAGACCCCGTTATCATCAGTTTGGTCTGGATGATAATAGCGGTTGACAAAACCGCCAGAGCCACCCAAAATGCGGCCATCTCTATCGACGCAAAAACAAGCGACATTGATATTTTCATCATTCCACCAAAAACCTTTACCAATATGTAACACCCAAGCATCGCCAGATGGAGGGGATAAAGTGTAGAATACCTCGCCTTTATTATCAACCCATACTACGCCAGAAGTATCATCACTCAAGCCGAGAATATCCTGCCCTTGCGATACTGGAAGAATTTGTCCATTTTGAATTTTATAAACTCCATACAGCGATGAATAAAATAAAATCAAATCCTCCCCGTACGTCGCAATGGAGCGAGGAGCGGTACACCCTATCCCTATTTCTGTTTGACTACCGGTTCTTTCGCCACCAGATAAAGCTTGTAGTGTTGGGCTTGCATCTGGATCTCCAGTCAATGCCCATACTTCTCTATCTTTGAATATGTAAAGGCTGTTGCCGTGAGCGACAAATCCGGTGACAAATCCTCCTCCGTCTACTCTTACTTCCAACCAGTTATCGTAATGCCAGGACTCCGGCTCTGCCAAGTCGCTATAAAGAGGTCGGGATCTATCGGCCGCACTCACGGCGTACAGCCTATCTTTATAATAAGTAATATACTTTAATCTTTCTGGTGGATTGCGCCAAGTATTTGCGGTATCAAGTTCTGGATGGTATATGGCGTAAGGTTGATCGAAAGAAGAATCCCATAGTTCGCTAATGTCTGCCTCGAATGTAACGCCATCTAAATAACCATCGGGATATATATCCGTATGAGATGGGGCCAAATCATTATCCATTCCAGAATAATTTACATTGCCCGCACCTTGTGCCGCATCTATTCTGTACCATGTTCCACCATCAAGATCTTGTCCTGTCGCATCCTCTCCGCCTAATGTTCCGTAAAGTTCTATATAATTAACTTGCTCATCTGTAGAATTTTGGCACGTCACCGTCATTGTCTTGCCCTGAAAATCAGGCGATACTGACTCTGGGCTGAATGGCGATGCAGTATATTCGTATATACCGTCAGCATCGCGAACAATTCTTATCCATCGATATTTATACTTTCTAAAAAATGGAGAATTAAATTGAGGTGTTAGTGGGTTGGCAGTTCTGGCAAATGTTGGTGCTTGCGTCGGTGCGGCAATGCCCGCCTTTAGAAAATCAATGCCATCGTATTTGTACATCGCATCTAAGCCATTAGTTACCCACGCCCACCCATTATATTGAGCCAACCACATATCATCAGATGTCATTTCGATTCTTACTTCTTCGCTCGTTTCGTTGATACGATCAATTGTGCTAGCTGCTTCTCCATCCCACCCGTAATAATCTATCGTGCCATCATCATGCGTAATGGATACTACATACTCTCTGTACACAGTTTCAACAGGCGGAGTTTCGCTGGTATCTAGAGCATCTCTACTATACTGGTATATACTATTGATTTCGCCATCGAGTTCATGCTCTTCGTCGTATATATAAAGTTGCCCTTTACGCTTGACTGCTTCGCCGTTATGGGTGCGAATATTCTTCGCCTCTAGCAGAGTAAACAAAGACGCTTTGCCTCTGCCTGATGAAGTATCCAAACCTTCAAAATGTGATATATTACGAATGTTCATTTTGTTACCAATTCATAACTTCGATAATTGCAATGGCTATAAAGGTTGCTATCCATAGCACCCAAAACCACTCCAATGCTTTTTCTAATACGAAATTCATTCTACCAAATCCCACCATCGGTCGTAATATTAAACTTCATTGGTTCGCCATCGCGAACAGGAAATACCTCATCTATACTGGCAAGCTGACTCACTGTTTGCGAGTTTAAGAAATTAGTAGATGCCATACCACGAAGCTTGTTAATCTCTTTCGCTTTAATTACTTCCGCATCGGATAAATTCATTTGATCATCATCTACTTTAGCTTCATTGATTGCTAGTTTAGGCAACGACGGATGCCATTCTGTTGGAAATTGTGGCTCGTCGTTATCGAGAGTCATATCTTCTGGCCATCCATAAAACCACCAAGTAATTTCAATTGCGTCGCCATTAAAGGTGGGGTATATAGTTAGTTGCCTACGACCACTTTCTCCCCAAATATATCCCATTCGAGGTACACCCTCTAAATCGACCTGCCAGTTACCTTTTTCAAAATCTCGCGGACTGCCTACGATTTCTATCTCGTTAAAGTGCGGTGTTCCGTAATGAAGCAGCTCGTTAGATACAAATCCATGCGGTACGGCGTAGGATTGCTGCCCTTGAACAGATGCGAATATATATTTTCGCTTGGCGGTAACTTTAAGTTCTTGGGCAATATCATCTTTGAGCTGATTGAGTAAAGCCGTTACTCTATCATCATTCCAGTACGCCCTATCATCTATTCGACGTTGCACCCTTTCGATCATATCTCGAAGTACCATCATATTAACTCCTTGAAAAACTTGTTGCACGCTTTCGCACTCTCTTGAATACCGATGCTTCTTTTTTTGTTTGTACTACCGACTCTACAAACGAAAGAGTATGTACTGCTACTGGCATATAAGCAAGCGATATATTTGATAAAAACCGTAAGGCTGTGCTTGTGAAATAGCCCAACATTATTGTAGTGATTTTTGTCATTTTAACACCAAATTCTTAGAATGACCATTACGTTGATAACCATAATGGAGCATGGTATCTCCAATCAAAGAATAAATATAGTTATTATACCAATCTGGCAATCGCTTCTCTTGTTGCCATTTATTACAATGTATATTATAATAACTCCAATCTGGATTTTTTATTTCTTTACCTCTTCCTCCGTCCATATCGTATTCCAACACAACGCTTTCCACAGAACGCATAATTGGAATTTCAAGATGAACAACTACTTTATTTAATGTTTCCAATGGATACAAACATAAGCGTTCGTATTGAATAATAATAATATCTTTTTCCAACAAACCGCATGTAAAATAACTTTCCCATTTTTTACATTGATCTGATATATGTTGTCGATTGCTCCAAACTTCATTCGTTAATAATTGATTTTTAATATTCATTTTATTAAAAGATGGTATGCAATCGCGCGGATCTCTTACAATTAAAATATATTTAACATTATCCAATAATTTAATCTGATCATCTAGATGAGTAATAATATACGCACCTGGATGCAATGGAGTATTTTGCATAACCAAACTAAATGTAGGAATTTGTCCAATTTGAGTAACCATTGTTTGCATCCAAACTGTACCAGATTTTTCATGTGAAAATTGAACAAAATGATCGTGTTGTTTAGCGTAACTATAATAAAAATCATACAAATTAAACATCGCCAAACCTTACGTTCAACCCTAATCTACTAGCTACACAACTCGCTAATAATGGAATCATTATTTCGTGCTGCCCAACAATAAAATACCCTTTACCACCTAATTCCGATGGCCTTCTTACAATATTTTCCATAGGGCGATAATGTTTAATCATATCAAAATTTACTGTAGTAAAATTTTTCACATCAAATCCTAAATTTTTAACTACATTCAAGGACTTTATAAATATTTCTGGCATAATTACAGCAGACCCTACATTTAATACAGCACCACCGTCGCATAGTTTCGATATCTGCTCAATAAAAATATTCAAATCAATCGCACTAGCTTTTCCGAAATTTTCTCCACTAAAAGATGGATGATAATGAATTATATCAGCACCAATAGCAGAATGTACGGTTATTGGTATGTGTCGATATGAGCACGAAAGTATACTTTTATCTTTGTATAACATATTGGAGTTATTTAATCGCGCTGCTAAAGCTTCGCCTATACTTTGATCGCCATTACATATTGCATGATTTATCAGCTCGCCAATTTCTGTCCACATCCCAAACTTACCATCTCTTAAGTTTTTACCTACATCTTCCGATGTTTCTCCTATCATTGCAATTTCACAATCATGAATACTTGCACCACCATTCATGGCAATACTTGTGATTATACCATCTCTTATCATTGAAATAATAATAGGCGAAAGGCCACATTTTATAACATGCCCACCTATCATCATAATCACTGGTTTGTGGTGATAATAAGCATCTGCTATAGCATTAACAATATCTCGAAAATCATTGCCGGCTAAAATTTCTGGAAAATTATTTATAATATCTTGATCAATTTCATTAGATACAAAATCGGAAACACCAACTTTATTTTTTCGCTCTTTAATAGGATACGTTATGGTGTCGTTCAAATTTATTTTATTTTGCGAGTTCAATATATAATCCACCGAAAGTATTGTATTTGAATATATCGATTTTATCAAAAAATTCATCTACTGCCAAAGTAGCTCCAGGAGTAAGGCGAAAACCGTAATCATCGATTAGTATAAAACCACCAGGAATCATTCTTGGATAAAAAAAGTTCAAACAATCTTGTACAGATTGATATTGATCGCAATCAATATGAACCAAACAAAATTTTTCATAAGCAACTCGATGAAGAGTATCTTTAAACCACCCTTTATGCAAAATTATACGATTTCCAAATTTGCCAAGTAATTCATTTGGCATATCACAAGCTCCCCATCCGCGTGGCATTTCTTGTTTATCCAATCCTATCATATCCTCTAGTGATGGCTCCGGTAATCCTTCCCACGAATCAAAAGCGTAGATCGCTTTATCCAAAATTACACTCGCGTACAGATATACAATACCACCACGCCAGACCCCTGCTTCTGCTATCGCACCTTCCATAAATTTTGCTCTTATCGCATATTCGTAATGAAGTTTAAGTTTTTCACGATCTACCATAGTACGATCAACAATATTATCCATTATACCAGGAAATGTAGGCGATATTTGATATCTATTATTACTAAACTTCATTGCGAATCCTTCATATCTTTCTTAATTAAATCCAACAACGCAGGAATACCAGTACTCGTATCTTTATAAGCTACAACTCTTAATGATTTACCATTAAAAATCAAAATAGATTTAAACCCACTATTATATAAAAAGTTAGCAATACTTGGCTCATCCAAGCAACCAAAATGATAATCTCCCGGCGAGCAACCAGAAAAAAGTTTGAAATTTACCCATCTTTGCATATCAAATAATTCACTATTAGATAAATTTGGATGCTCTTGGGCGGGAAAGCCAACCTTCTCGCCTCGCCTTTGCTTATCTAAGTTACCCAAATACATTAAAGAAATATATTCTAAATTAGGTGTATCAATAATTATAATACCGTTATCGCACAACAATGAAGATAACCACTCAAATAAAGATGGGTAATAAAGCCATTCAATATGTTCTAGTGTATGCTTCATGCGAACAACTTTGTATTTACCATAACGAATATCATCTATATCTGGATATAACGCTTTACGCTCTCTGTAATAATCCGAAGGTGCAAATATAGAACGAATGTCAACTACCAAATCTGGAGATATACTACTATCACAATCTAGTGTCGTATATACACCATCACAATCTTGGCCAGCACCAATATCCAATTTTAATGATTTATCAACATCATCCGATGCGGCTATGATGGCATTATCGATTTCATTATTACCGACTAGAGTGAAGTGTTGGGAATATTCTGTTTGTTTTTTTAATTTTCTAAATAATTTCATAATATTTTATCGTAATATATGATCCACTTTTTCAAGAATATCTTTCGGTTTATATGACATACAAAACTTAAATTTACAAGGCTCGTACCAGCACCACTGTTTAGTACATTTTGTAAATCTCGGCATCCAATTAGCATTGTAATATTTCAACCTAACGATAGGATTTGTAGGGCCAAACAGTCCTAAAGTCGGTACTTGCAAAGCTCCGGCGACATGAGGAAATGCCGAATCTGGCCCAATAAGTAATAAAGATGTTGCAATTACTCCATAAATAAATGCAAGGGGAGTATTATACAACCCCAAAACACCTTTAACATCATACGATTGCACCGCATCTACAGTAACTACTTCAAAATCTAATTTTTTTCCAAGCTTCACTAGTCCATAAAGCAGCCATCTATTAAAGCGATAATCACGATCACAATCATGACTTCGTAACTGCAATACAATATAACGATTAGCTAATCCCATTTCGCGATATACATTCAATTCATTATCATGCAATACAAAATTATAATTATTTATATCAAAATCAACTCCACATGATTCTGAAAATATTTCTTGCCTAGATTTATAAATATGCGGCGCACACGCTGACTCGTATTCGGAAGCAGGACATGGATGATGTAAAAAATACATCTCGCAATCCAAATTATTTAATCTTTTTAAATCTTGTATATCTACTTGTTCGCCTAATTCTTCCTCTGTGTAAGAAATTATATGATCGACACTATCGTTATGCTCAAAAATTGTTCTAATATAATCGATACACAATACAACAATTAAAGAGGCTGGATTTTTAAGTCTTAGCGCGGTAATCGCAGGAAGAATCATAATCGCATCGCCTATGCCACCCACCGGACGATATACAATAATAACTTTATCAGATCGAATATACTGTATAATAATATTAAATATTTCGTTTTTACTCAATACCATTCAAAATCTTTCTGGATAAATATATACAGTTACTTCTAATATATCCCCAGTTAAAATTGTTATATCATCATCTAATGAAAACCTTACAAATAAATCACCACCATATAATTCGTTTAGCAATCCAACCTCACGCAAAATATATTCATTAGTTGGTTGCCATGATTCAAATTTTGCAAATACTTTATAAGCTCCCCCGGCAACACCGCTTACGCCCAACTTGCGATATTTCTCTGTTTCAAGACTCCTATCTTCTGTACTTGGGGCGGTTTCGCCCTGGCCTACCGCTATGAATGGCATAAAAGGTAAGGGCGAGCTGAATGGCGCAGCGAGATAAGAAGCAAATCTCTCGAGTCCAATCATAGTGACAGCAGATTGATAAGTAAGATCATCGCCATTCAGCGTAAGTCGTCCGGCTATTCTATTGTCAGAAGATGTAACAGCCATTATTCAATCCCGCGTCTCGCCATAAGATCGCCAAATTGCTCATTTTCACCGAGCATTGCACCCTGCGTTGCGGCTCGGGATTCTTCCCACAATTTCTTGTCTACAATTACATACTCGCAATGCCACTCTTCGACTGGCAATCGATTCATCTTTACCTCAAATCGATCTGCAATTATAAGACCCTCTTTTGTCATCTCTACAGTAGTAGATAATCCAGCGTCAAGAGATTCTGGCGAACCAGTCACTATATCATGCCATCCGTTTGTACCATCAATTTTATCAATGGCCGACATACTAACTTCGTATACAACAACTTTATCCAGATGATATCTATAATTATCTTCTTGTTCGGCGCGCTGTCTCTCTGCTTTTGCTTGTCCATCTACAGGAATAGTCCTGTCAAGAATTTGTACTAACTTTTCATCTGTTGTTAATTCAGTTGTTTCTTCTGGTTTGGTCTTTTTGCTATCTTCGACCATAACAATATTCCTTATAAGTGGTGGAGCGGCCGAAGCCGCTCCGTTATTGGTTGGTAATTATTAGGTGGTTGTCAACGCAATATCCATTACATCGAAGTAAACCGGAACAAGATCAAGTACCAAATCGCCGGTATTGGCCGAAATTGCCCTTGCGAGCATTATATCATCTTGATCGGACGCAGACGAATCCAAAAGGCCTCCGGCAGCACCTATCAATCCTTCGCCAGCAGCGAAAGCCTCGCCCGCCAGAGTACCCGCAGTTACAATCCCTTTCGCCAAGAACCATCCCCAATAGTTATCGGGAACTGTGGTTGCTATTGTGACGCCAAAAGTTTCGTATCTTTCAATAGCACCACCGAGCAAATCCAAGTGGTTTAATCTGTGAACAATGGCCGTATCTGTATCCAATACGGCTGTAGACATTGCTGGCTGAAAAGTGAGAGTACCGGCAATATTCTTTACGACAATTGCCCACTCGCCCTCCGGCAACGCGCCAGCACCGGAAGCAGCATTTAGAATAAACAGAAGATTGCCGACTTCTTCATCTGCTACAAAAGCAGCCGCATCGTTTATCGTCGTGGTAGTTCCATCCGAGTCGGCAGTCACGGCAAGATCGGCTGTCCTTCTAGCTATTTCGCCTAGCGCGAAAGCCGTACCGGATCGATTGACTCCCCACCTAAACCAGCATGGGCCATGACATTGCACATTTTTGAATTGTCCTGCACCTCTGATTCCATCCTCGTATCTCTCTGCGCCCGGTTTAGGGATCTCTCCAAGCAATCCCTCGCCAGAGCTACCATCGCGAGTGGTATAAAATGTATCCGCCATAGTATCTTCCAATCTCGCGCCCCAGGGTTTTCGTCCAAAAGGCTCTGATGCCCATTCCATTGCCATTTTATTTCTCCTTTTAATTCAAGAGGATCATTTCATTTGGGGGCAAGGATTTGCCCCCAAACTTCCGTCCACCTCTTATGTTCGTATCTTGATCGTACCGCCTAGCTACGCTTGCCATGCAGTTATCCCCTGCAATACAGCGCAAGTAACTGGCTTGAGAAGTATAAGCTGACCTCTCAACATCAAAAATCTAACCCTAGTAAACTGATTCACTGGTGACTTTTCGTCAGACCACTTGAACCATGCTTGACTATCGGTTATTAGTTTGATATACTTCTTGTTAAGAAACCGCATTTGACCAGAGGGCGCGCCATTGGTCACGGTATCGAACAGTATCGGAACGCCTCGAAATAATGCACCTCCAAAATTATACTTTACAATGCGATCATCTTGCGAATACGCAATCCTAAAGTTCTTCGCATGTTGAGCCAACGCTTCGTATTGTTCGTAAACAAACTGCTCGGTAATAATAGAGTAATCACTCATATTTTCACCTTGAGCGCAGTTGTTAAGCATCGTACCCATGCGCTTCAACCCATCAGATGCACCATCGGAGATATCGCCAAAAGCTCCTACTGCCGCCGGTGCGCCAAGAGTTGTATCGTGCGGAGGCTTTCCGTATGCAAAACCACTGGCGTTGTTATCCCAATAGGTGTTGCGCCACCAAATATTGAGAGCCCTATCGAGACCAGCAATAATACCGGTACGAGGATCAGTTGGTACGAGCAACTGCAATCCGTTCATATCCATACCAGCATTGCCAACAGCAGAGTTCCAAAGCATTGTATTAATTTCTTCTCTAACCGAATCGATAAGATCATCAATTCTAAGAGTAAGTAATTCAACAACACTATCCTGATTGCCGCCAGCATGTTCGCGCTCTTCGACCCAATCAATCATTATGTCACCCGCACCCTGCTTATAGTTCCAATAAGCAAACATGGCAGATGGATAAATCTGAGGAGTCATGGTCGCGCCACGACCGAAAGTTTTGAACGATGTGTTTTTGCCAGTCCTCAGTGGACTTCGTATTCTCGCCCCACCGTTACGCTCTTCTTTGTAGGGAGTAGATTCAAACTCGCCAAGCAAAACCGATTGGCGCTCTACTTGGCTGTAAATTGTTGGCAACATATCATCCAGCATAAGCGCAACCCGTTCATCGGTTAATTGATCTGTAATGTTTCTATTAGCCATCATTAACTCGCTTTCTTATGTAGCCTCACCCTTCACGCGTATTTTATCAAGTGACGCGCGCAATCTATCTCTCATGGATACGCCATCTACCTCGCTCGCTTTGGCTGCTTTTCGTAAACCTGCTATTCCTTCTGGCAAATCCAACACATCGCGACCCGTTTTCCCTCCGGATGGTTTCTCGACTTTAGTGCGAACAGAAGTTTTACCGGCGGCAGGTTTATCGACCTGAACCAGCAATGTAGGATCATCCATAGCGGCAAGATGAAACGCCTTTTCGAGCGGCATAGCTCCGCCACCAGTTGGGGTATATTGATTGCGAATTGCATTCAATTTACCCAACCCCAAACTTTCTGCCGCAGGATACTTATTTACCAAGTTAGCAAACTCAAGATTGACTTGCTGTCCTCTAACATGATTAGAGACAGTTCCAATTTCTGCTTGCAAGCTTGGGAGCCTCGCATCTAAGGCTTTGTTCGCAGCCCTAACCATTATGGCCTCTAAATATCCTTCTGGATCAGTCGCTTGGTCTGGCAACTCTTCCTGCTCTTGCTCCTGGTTGTCATCACGAGCATCAGCCACACCATTATCCCTTCTATAGATCGCATCGTTAAGAGCTTTAGCCAATACCGGATCTTGCTCTATCATCTGCCATCTTTCAGCATCGGCTGCATTTTGCGCCGAACTCTGTCGCGCTTGCGTAAATCCAGCGTTCATATTATTGCGCTGTTCTACAAGATTATCATACGCTACTTGCATTTCCGGGGTGAGATCATCTCTATCTATATCCTTTAACGTAACACCAGCGAATCCATCTTCTTCATCAGAATCGTCGCTTTCCGATTGCTCTGATGGCTCAGCATCCACCTCGTCATCCAATTGTTGCTCTTCGGAAGAGTCATCTGGATTGATTTGGCTACTTATAATTATGCCTATCGACGGTAAAAACATTTAATTATCTCCTTTGTAAACTATTTGCTATTTGCTCCAACAAAGTTGTTTGTTTTGTCGATTCAATAGCTAGTGTAGTCAAACAGGTGTGGCATAATTTCTGTCTTTCCTCTGCTATCGCTAACATATTGGTATGCTTGCTGCCTCTTAGCCACGATAACATACCAGAAACTATCGCTAAAAGAAATGCAAAAACAATTCCAATAGGTATCACAAGCTTTCCCGGTACATCCACAGTCCACCTCCAATACTATTGCTTAACGTCATGTTGAAGTTTAATATTATCTCGCATTTCCTGATAATCAGCTTTACCCTCAACGGTAATTTCTAACTCATCGCCACCACCATTAGACTGTGGCGGATTACCCCATCCTGGTTTGCGTCGTTTATCGAATAGCGAACTCCCAGCATCGGATAACTCTCTACGCTCTTCCTCGTATAATCTCCCGGCTGATGGATAACTATTTGTTGGCAACTCATCAGAACTAGCATTATGTAACGCCAGCTGTTCTCGTAAATCTTTTCGTGATGTAATGTATGCACCGGTCGATTGATCAAAACGAGGCTCAAGATCAGAACGTACGGAAGGAACTTCAAGATCATGTGCGCGTTTTGCGCTAGCACCACATTTAGGACAATTCGATCCGGCTCTACCTTCCACAGTAAATCTATATTCATCCCAAGTAATTGCACATATTTCACACCTATACTGATAAAGCGGCATCGTTCCCTCCTCCTGTTATGTTTGCCGGTGCTGGCGCACCCGGTTGGTTACCTGCTGGCGCACCAGGAATAAGTAAATTATTTTCCCATAATTCCAAACCAAGAGCATCACTCATCATTTCCATAACAACTTGCGGATTGATTTGTAAACCTAATTGAGTAGCAATCTGAGTGAATGTCATAACTCGATTTAATTTTTGCTGTTGTGCCTGAGCAGCGGTAGATCCAAACTTAACTTTTAGCGACATCTGATCAAACGGTGTTATTAACCGAGCAAATTGTGCCGGTAATCCAATAGCTTCTGCTATTTTCGCAATAGGAATATTATCACTAGCTATTCGTAAAATATTTGACATAACAGATGCGGTAAACTCATTGAGTTTTTTGATGCGCCTGTTGTTTTTATCATCCGAACCCTCTTCGAGTAATCCTGCCTCGAAAGCGGTGCGAACTCCAGGCTCATGCTTGCCTCTATCTTGCTGTGTCACACCACTTGACTGTCTGATAATAGAATCAACAAGTTGAAAATTAGCATAAAAATCTCCAGATGGCCCCGAAAACTTTAATTCTTGAACAGGCGAACCTTGCGAAACTCCATCAACGGGAACGATTTCTACATCTTTTACAGATTCTAATTGCCTAATAGCGGCTGGAGTTAATGCGCTTGCTTCAACTAAAATTTTAGTTATGCCAGTTCGCTTAGAATGACTTAAAAGATGATAATATATTTTCGATAATGATACAGAGTGCTCTTCAACAGTTTGTGTAACACTTTTTCCCCATACTCTACGAGGTCGTGAATTACTAAAAGTTAATTGATTGTATACATCATAGCCATAATCATCATCTTCTCGCAATATCCTATTGTGACCATCTGCAATAGTAATTATTTTACCTTCTTTAAGATTGTGTATTTCTACCAACCTAACTAAATCTCTTTCTTTATCCGCTCGATTAATATCTTTTCGTGCTATACCTGGAATATCTTTAGATGGATGAATTGTAGCCTGTAAATTTTTAGTGTTACTGTACAAATCGTTATCTTTAACTTCATCGACTGGCTTGACAATTTCTTCCGCAATCCAACGTTTATCTCCCCATCTCTTAACTCTAAAATCAACTAACAAATTCTGTATTTCAACATCTTCCATAAATACATTATCACTAAATATTACAGGCTCTTTAATGCTGGAATCACCCAACGTATATGCTTCGCTATCAAAATCACCAGCATAACCTATCTTGCTTACACCAGAGCCAAGCAACAAACCATCAATAATAATCTCTTCCGAACTTGAATTTATATCCAAAAGCTCGTACAGTATATCTGCATATGATTCCCAGGCTAAAGCGGCAAATCTTTGTCTCGGATCATTAAAAACAGATTGAACTTGAAATGCCGGAGAAAAAACATGCACTTTTGAAAGAACACTCTCTATGATAGGCTGTATAATATTTACTTGAGGAATCATATCGTAACTGTTTATTCTTGACCTACGACGAACATTCTCAAACCTACCGGTAGCGAGACCCCACAAATTATCGTCATACATCTGTTCGTAGTAGTTCCAATTGCGAACATAATCTTCTCTGATAGTTCGAGCTATCGAAATCTCTGCAACCCATTTATTCAATTTCTCAGTTTCTGCTCGACCTATTCCCATTGTATGACTCCCAACTTATGTAATCACAAAATCTGCATCATCAGTAATAGCTAAGGTATCCGATAATGCCGAAACTCTAGCCATTGCCATAGATATTACATCATCAACCGATGCGAGTTCTGCAAGAGTATTATCAAATTCTAATATCGTTCCCTGGAAAAATACCACCCTGCACTCTACCGGCAGCTCATCTAGATTATCTTTTGAAACTGCATTACCAAGAACCCATCGACGCCCCATATTTCCACCAGACGCATCGGCAAATATACCAATCTCAGTTATAGATAAATCATCACCAGTAGGCTCATCCTGTCCAAAAACCGCCCTGCTAAAGCAAGTGCTTCCGACTGACCAAACATCAGCTTTTTTTCTGTATATTTCTTCTTCGAGTTGATCATCGCGCAGCTCATCCACCGCAGTCGTGCCAGTTCCTATAGCTATATATCCCATCCATTCTTTACCATACTCTTGATAGCCTAACAAAGCATTTACTATTTCATCTTGCGCCTCGCCCTGCACAGATACGAATGCAATTAAATCTGCAATAGTAACTATATCTGCAACAATTAAACGCGGCCCATTTAATGTGCTGAACAATTCTGCTATGGTTAAGGTATCGCTAAATTCTAAAGACTGCGGAATATTTATCGAATCAGTAATTACTACAATATCGGCAAAACCGCTTCCAGTGCTAACGGTAAAATAAAAACCAGTTGTAAACTCATTTACTGCAATAGTATCAACTGCATTCTTTCCTACTTCCAATATAGACACATCGGATAATGTAAATGTATCCGAAGATGTTAAAAATCTATTTGTCGAGATAGTGTTAGTCCAAATCTGAGTAGCCAATGGATCGATAGTGTACGCTCCGCCACCATTAAATCTAATCCATCTTCTAGTTTCACCATCAACTACTTGATCATCCCAATCATCTGGAGCAGAAATAAATACATCAACAAAACCTACCGTCTTGAAATTGTTTAACGTACTGGCATAATGCGTGGCCGGAAGAATTGACCATCCTGCTAAAGTGCTGTACTCGATTGTAAACGATCCCGAACCCGTACCGGCTGTTCCAATATTAAACGTAATCCAATCTATATTAGCATCTTCGCCAATGTAAAAAAAATCTGCTGCGTCGTGCAAAAGAAAAACATCATTAGCAGTAGCTTCGTTGGCCTCTGTGGTATAATCGGTAAAAGATGCTCCATCGTAAAAGAATCCAGCAGCTATGGCGGACGGTGTCACTTCATCAACAGCATCACCAATGGATGACTTTCCTGGCGCGGTGAAAATATTAACTTCCACATCTTGCTCGGTCACCACAACCAACGGAGCACTATGCTTGGGAGGGGATGTGAGAACTATTGGATATGTAGACCAAAATACATCTGCCATTATGGAAAACTAGTCCTTATTTCATACTCAACATACAATCTATCGCCATCCGGCACAGCAACCCCGCCAGCATCGATATCGCGAGTTATTAAATGACTTATTCCAGTATCATCATAAAATAATCCCGTTTCATATATAGTTACCGGCGAACCAGACCCATTATCAAGCGCCCGCGTCCATGTAGATTCGTAATAACTAGATCCGCCGACCCAACTCTCCGACTTGGTCATCTGTATGTATTCTAATTGATTTGGGCCACTTCCATCTGTAACCAAATTACCTAGTTCAAAATCATCAAAACTTTCTGCCGTTGCATCTCTGCCGACCAATATTCCATGATGATCATCGTCCACAGCAGCATAAAATCCACCACCTAATGATTCTGGAGTAAGATCTTGAATTATCGACTGCCCTAATGAATCTTCTAATCGCCATGTTCGTAAGTGACCATCAGCGTATAGCGTACCTTCAACCTGGAGCGTGGGAGCAATCGTAACATTCACATACATATTTCTCACAAAAGAATGAGAATGATGCTGTCGCGCTAACTTTACTGCACCAGATTTGCCATCAACTAATTTGATTCTCACTATTGGCTCTATTATGCGAGTATTTAATTTACCTGCTATTTTACGCATCTTCTCGTAAATAGCAGATTCGTACTTAAATAATTCTTGCTCTTCTTTGAGAAGGTCATTCATAATTTATCCTACGTTGGCCAGATGCCACTTACAGTAGTGTAGGTAACGCGACACGCTTTATCGTTATCTATATTAACTGTAGGCGATACAACATCGCGCGACATTAAAATTTGATTATTATTTAATATTCCTGCCTCTGTTACTCCGATAGCACCACCAGATCGATTAACAAAATATCTTTTCATAACACTAGTCCATTGACGAATACCGCCATCCCACGTTTGAACATGATCAAACATATCATAATGTAACATTTGATTAGCACCAGTTCCGTGATCAATCAAACTATCTAATACAAAATCTTCATAACTATACGCTGCTGCCCCTCTGCCAATAACAATACCAACAGTATCTTCACCAAAAGCACCATCTATATCATCAAATCTAATTGCATCACCACTATCCGCAACAACCCCGGCTGTATTTTTTGAGTTAACATGACCAGCCGCGAAAGTAGTAGAACTCCCTTCTAAGCCACAACATAACATCGCAAACATATTAGAATAATTACGAAGCCATGTATGCATCAATCCTTCGCGCTTATCTTCAACTCGTCCTTCTTTATCTAGCGACTCGCAAGAAAAGAATGGTATTGTAAAGGGGGGTGGAGATATAAGTTGACTACGAAGATAGAGCATTTCTTTATATAACTCATACTCCTCTTGCCCTTCTAGCATGGAAAGTATTTTATCATCTTGTAAACTTTTTATTTGCATTACTATTCCTCTACATCGAAAGACGCACGTTTTACATCTATATCCGGATCAATACCAGCAGTTATTTCCGCATACCACTTGCCAGACAATACTGCATCTGGGATTATAAAGGTGTAGCGGTAAGCACCCACTGATTCGTTAATTAAATTATCAACATCATAATTGATGCGAGTCACATCGGACGGATCTTTCACTACAATAGATACAGTAGTTGCATCGATTAAAGCATCGTCGCTTTTCTGGCGATGCTCCCATTTTATTGTAACGCCTTGCCCCGGATGTTTAGCCATTAGTCAACCTTTAGAATTTTAATAAAATACACATTATCATCTTTATACATGCGCGCACCAGATGTACGCAACAAAATTACTTCAAACAAATTGCTATCTATGCGAACCCGCCTCAACCAATTCGGAATATCCATACGCATGGAATCAGATATAGACAATACATCACTAAGGGTTAAAACTCTTACAGGTACAATCGAATCGAATATATCTAGAGTGTCACCAACGTCCAGCGTAAGAACTATTGCCGATGGCCCGCTAAAAAACATTGGCATTGTTGGCGCTATCATATAGCCAACAGCATTTTGTACAGAATTGAGATTACCACGCCAATGTATTATCATGATGCTGTTTTAATTGTAACAAATGTATCGGCAGCTCCCGCAGACGAAAACTTGAACGTCAGTAAGTCAGCGTTCATATCCGCCGCTGTAGCATCTATCGCATATATACCACTACCAATTTCAGCTATCGAGCCAGCAACGCCACCAAAGGCTCCACCATCTTTAGATACCTGACCGGTAACAGTAAGTCCTGTTTCGGGGGTAGTAAAATCTGTTTCGTCAACCATTAAAAATTCTAAATCTGCAAAAGCGGTATTCTTTAGCGGAGCCGAACCATCTGTTCCGCGCATCGTTTGCCTAATAGATGTTTGGAACATCCGGCCAGTTGCATCGGCAAATACATAATCAATCCCACCAATAACTACCTTTTGATCCTTAAAGACTATCCTAATACTATCGCCTTCGGCATATCCAGACCCGCTATCGAATACCTCGTCGTAATAAATCAGACCAGCTGACTCGGAACACGCCGCATCGTTGACCACATTAGACCATGACGTACCTCCTATCGCCTTGCGATCAATACCAATTGTTCCCGGAGTAATCTCATCGATAGATGGTAAGTGAAGCAACGAATCAGTTATCATAAAACCTATCCTCACCGATACAGTATCGGCAAGATCAATATCATTAGGTACGAGCGGCTGTGCGTGAATACTGGTTGCCACCATATCTGTATTGGTTGTAGTGGTATCAACCAATATAACACCATTTATTTTAGTCGATCCTCGGTCGTAACCGCTATCTACAAAATGTTTAAGATCATTCGATGATTGATCGTCATGTTCAATAGTGCCTATAGATGAATCGGCTCCTTGAATCTCATACGTCGTATCGGCCGCAGGATTGGTTGCCCAATTTGGTTTAATCGTCGCAACTTTTGTTGTACAAG